GATCCCGCGTATCAGAAAATGCAAGCCAATCTGAACAACAATAAGGCGGCTATGCTGGATACGGAACGCGCAATAAGCAAAAATGCGGATGCGCTGAATGATCTCTCCGAAGAAGCAAGCGGCGCTGCACAGGAGATCGAAGAAACAGGCGATGCATCGGAAAAAAGCAGCGGTAAGTTTGAAAAGCTCGGCGGTGTGCTTAGAGGCATCGGAACGGCACTTGCTGCAGTTGCGGCCGCCGCCGTTGCCGCTGCAATAAAGCTTGGAAAAGATGTTGTAACACAGTTCAGTGAACTTGAACAAAATCTTGGCGGTGCCGAAGCTGTTTTCGGAGAGTATGCCGATTCTATCGCCGCATCGGGAGAAAAAGCCTACAAAAATCTTGGACTGTCACAAAGCGAATATCTTGCGACAGCGAACAAGATGGGAGCCCTTTTTCAGGGAAGCGGACTGACGCAGCAACGAAGTTTGGAGCTCACGACTCAAGCGATGCAGCGTGCCGCAGATATGGCATCCGTTATGGGTATTAACATGGAGGATGCGATGAATGCCGTTGCAGGCGCAGCAAAGGGCAACTTCACGATGATGGACAACCTGGGTGTTGCTATGAACGCAACAACAATCGAAGCATATGCTGCCGGTAAAGGATTAGATTTTGTTTGGGCATCGGCCAGCGGTGCGGAACGTGAAGAAATGGCAATGCGGATGTTTTTTGAAACAACCGAACAGTATGCCGGAAATTTTGCAAAAGAATCCGTAAGCACGATATCCGGGGCACTGGGTTTGCTGAAGGCATCGGTATCATCGCTGACCGCAGGTCTCGGTAATTCGGGCGCGGACATTGCCCTACTGTCGGCCAATGTTGCAGATGCATTCGGTGCCGTGGTCGATAACATAGCTCCGGTGCTCGAATCCGTTGCAGCCGCACTTCCGCAGGCTGTCGGCGCGTTGACATCACAGCTCATGCGCCTGCTGCCGACGCTGTTGGAAACTGCATCACAGCTTTTTGCAGAAATCCTGTCCGCACTGGTGCAAATGCTTCCCGCATTGATTCCCGCCGCCGTACAGGCCGTGATTACAATCACGAGTGCACTGATAGACAATCTTCCGCAAATCATTGCGGCAGCGATGCTGATTGTTCAATCAATGATAACCGGCATTGCAGATGCACTGCCAACACTGATACCCGCCGCTGTACAGGCTATAGTCACAATCATACAAGGGCTAATTGAAAGTCTACCCCTGCTATTGGACGCCGCTTTGCAACTGATTTCAGGACTTGCGCAGGGACTGATTGCTGCACTGCCCGTTTTAATCGAAGCCTTGCCACAGATTATTGCAGCTGTAACAACATTCATAATTTCAGCGATTCCCCAGATTGTTGACGCAGGTATACAATTGTTTACTGCGCTTATAGGTGCGCTGCCGGATATCATAACAGCAATCGTTGAAGCTATTCCGCAGATAATTGACGGCATTATTACCGCAATAATCAGAGCCGTGCCACTATTAATACAGGCAGGCATTGACCTTTTAACCGCACTTATCGGTGCACTGCCGGATATCATAACAGCAATCGTTGAAGCTATTCCGCAGATAATTGACGGCATTATTACCGCAATAATCGGAGCCGTGCCATTATTAATACAGGCAGGCATTGACCTTTTAACCGCGCTTATCGGTGCTCTGCCGGATATCATAGCGGCAATTGTTGAAGCTATCCCGCAGATAATTGACGGCATTATTACCGCAATTGTCGAATCTGTACCATTATTGGTACAGGCAGGCATTGATCTTTTGATTGCACTTGTTCAGAACCTCCCCGCAATCATAAACGGAATTGTTGCTGCAATACCCAAAATAATCGACAGTATTATAACCGCTGTTATAGATGCCGTTCCGCTGCTGATTCAAGCAGGCATTGAACTGTTCGTTGCACTTATCGCAAACTTGCCGCAGATTATCGTTGAAATTGTAAAAGCCATTCCGCAAATCATCATCGGTATTGTAGACGCAATCGGATCACTTGTATACATGCTTGCCGATGCCGGGTTAAACCTGATAAAGGGACTTTGGAACGGCATAAAGGATGCTGCGGCATGGATATGGGATAAAGTCAAAGGGTGGTGCAGTGATCTGCTGGGTAAAATCAAAGGATTTTTCGGCATACACTCACCGTCCACCGTTTTTGCAGATATCGGTGATAACATGGCGGCAGGTATGGGCGTTGGTTTCGGTCGCGAAATGAAAAATGTAGAACAAAACATGAAATCACGGTTAGGAACCACTGTCAGGGCTATGCAGCGCATCGGAGCATCGATGCAGCTGGCATCTGATACAGAAAGTATGAAAGCTGTGAATCAAACCGCACGGCGGCTGCGTGCTGCCGTGTCTGCAACATCCAGGCGATATCCGGAATTCAAAATCGCTTCATCATCATCCTCGGGTATATCTGGCCGAGAAACCGAACTGACACAGTTATGCCGGACGTATCTTCCTGCCCTGCTTGCAAAACAGCAGCAATCAAAAATCATGCTTGACACCGGCACACTGGTTGGCGAACTGGCCGAACCGATGGATGCTGCACTCGGAAGTCTCAAAATTAAAAAACAAAGGGGACTGTGTTAATGGGCATAACAGCCAAAAAAATTCGTCTGAACGTGAAATTCGGACAATGGGATGCATATGAAGACTGGGGGCTGCAACTACAGCCCTACCAAATTCCGCTTCCTGAACCAAAAACGGAGTATCTATCCCTTGCCGGTGGCGATGGACAGATAGATCTGACCGAAGCGGCAGGTGATATTCGCTACAGTAATCGTACATTTACACTTACACTGCAAGCAATCGATCACACTCGATCATGGACGAGGACCGCAAGCACCATAGCAAATGCTATACATGGCAAGCGGCTTAACGTGGTATTCAGCCGGGACAGCAGCTACTACTATGATGCACGCTGCAAGGTGCTATCGCTGTCCACACAGGCGGCGGCACTCGGCACCGTCACAATCGAACTCAATGCTGCTCCATATAAAATGGCAGCCGCACTAACGACTGTATCGCTGAACATATCTGACGGTGCTGCAACGGCAACGCTGCAAAACGGACGGATGCCGTGCTATCCAACTGTAACAACTAACGTGACCTGCACGATAAGCTGGGGCAGCGGACAATCACAAAAGCTTGCCATCGGGAAAACACAGCTGACTGCACTGCGTATTCCTGATGGCGGAATATCCGTAACAGTTACCCCTAATCAGACGTCCGCAGGCATCATAAGCATGTGCGCTATAAGCTATAGGCAGGGATCGCTATGAGCTATCGAATTAAAATAGGTAATGTTGATGTATTCAACAATGATATCCCGGGGATGCAGCTGGGCGATCCAACACTTACGCTGGAACTTTCCAAGGCCGGAACACTGACATTCAAGCTTCCTGCACTGCACAACAGCAGCTCACTGTTCTCAGCACCTGCCACTATTCTTCGTGTTTATGACGATTCAACCCTTGTATTCAAAGGGCGTATGCTGACCGAATCAAGCGATTTTTTGAAAACACGATCTGTAACCTGCGAAGGTCCGCTGGCATTTTTGAATGACAGCATAATACGTCCGTTTGATTTCAGCGGATCACTCAAAGAGTTTTTGACATACGTCATCACAGCACACAACAAGGATACGAAACCGTGGCAGCACATCGTATTGGGAACAATAAGTATAACAGATGATTATGTACATTACAGCAGCACGGATTACCTGTCTGCGTGGGATGTAATCCAAACACGTATACTGGAAACGCATGGCGGATACATACGTGTAAAATACAATATTAAAGAAAATGCAGTATTGGACTATGCAGAAAATTTTACAGGTGTGACACACACTGTCGCAGCAGACGAAAATCTAATTAATCTAACTCAGTCTCGCAGCGCAGAAAATACGTACACGGCATGTATACCACTGGGTGCAAAGATCGAGCAAACACTGTCTGACGGCACTACACAGGAAAGACGGTTAACTATCGAAACGGAAAACGATGGATATGACTACCTGATTGATACCGGACTTGCAGCATCATACGGTGTGATTTATGCACCGGTGACGGAAACCACATGGGACAACGTTACTGTAGCAAAAAACCTGTATGACCGCGGGAAACAATACCTGGAGAACAAAGCTGCAACTCTGCGCGACACAATTACAATCGATGCTGCGCTTTTGGGCAGCCGTCCGGCGCTGGGCGATAAGGTGCAGCTGATAAGCTCTGCACACAACCTGAATACCACAATGCTGATAAATAAGATAACCTATCGGCTATGCAGTCCGTATGCCGCGCGCATATCACTCGGTGCCGAAAGTCGATCCACGCTTGAACAGAATCTGACTATGCGGCAGCATATAGCTCAGCTGACAGATGAGTATCTGGCTAAATCCGGAGCGGCTCAAAATATTGCTCGCAGCCTGAAAAATAATTCATCACCGCAGCTCCGGGCAGAGATAGAAAAAATCGTGCAATCCGTGATCTCGGGATCAGGTTCAAGAACATAAAAAGAGCATACACAAAGAACGGAGGAATAACCTATGCCAACAATTAGCGTTACCGTACACAACCGTATCGCAACAGCACAGCGGTGGCAGTGCATTATATGCGGCAACAGCGACTATATCGTTGATTTCGATTTAGATGCTGAATGGAACGATATGCCCAATAAAGTTGCCGTATTTGTAACAAATACACGCGGCAATATCCGCCATGAACGTGTATTATTTGAAGGATCAACGTGCTCAATTCCCGTGCTGCGTGGTGTCAGCACAGTTGATATCGGAATTGAAGCCGGAGACATCCGCACCACTACACCGGCACATGTCAAGTGCGAAGCTTGCATCACTGACAGAGCGGGAATGCCGCAAGAACCTGAAAATAATGTGTACGGGCAGATCCTCGCAATGACCACTGACATAGCTCAAGCGGCCACAGCAGCAGCTGAACAAGCCGAAAGTGCACAGACGGCTGCAAGCGCAGCGGCAAAAGATGCGCAGACCACACGGACGGCTGCAAGCGCAGCAGCGTCAAGCGCACAGACCGCACAAGAGTGTGCGCAGGCGATGGCTGGGACGTTTGACTTCACCGGTTATATGCGGTATCGAGTGGTTACGGAGCTACCCGAGCGGCAGGATGATAACGTGCTGTATCTCATCGTTGATCCCGAGACTGAAGCTCCAAGCGAGCCTGAGTCTCCCGAAGGAGAAACTGGAGGGACGGAATGAGAGCTTATCTTGCGAAGCAGTCTTTAGGAACGCTGGACTGGAACGGAAAGTTTTACGCTGCCGGGAAGCAAATACAAAAGGCAGTGTTTAAAGGCGAAACGATTTATCACCTAAGGAAGAACCTCGCACTCAATGCTGCCATTCTTTACTACAACAAGGAGTATCCGGATTATGCAAAGAACGGGCCGCAGCACGCCTTTGACGGAAAGATGAGTAATCCCGAAGCCGACAAGTGGCACACCTCCGGCGTCAATGGTTGGGTTGCATTTGACATTCATACCCCCGTTGCAAATCCGATACTCAAGATATATCATGCCGGTTCCGCAGGTGAAGATTCCAACCTGAACACATCGTCATGGGATGTTTATATCCTTAACGAAAGATATTTCACGGAAGAATCGTTTTTCAATCTGACCAGCTCCGAACGGAATCGAGTCTGCCAGATTGCGTGGGCATGGAAAAAGATTCATGTCACAAACGGCAATACCGCTGACATATCTGTTGACCGCATTGATATGCCCGAAGCAAGGCGCCTGTTCAAAATCAACATGCGCAAAACGAATCAGACCGGGTATCCCTATTATCTCAATGTTTACGAAATTGAGATGTACGAAAGCGATTATTAAGGAGTAACAATGCTAAAAGCAAAAGATTTTATTTGCTGGGCGCTGACCCATGCAGCATCCGTTCCTGCGGGTGCACAGCTGCCTATACCCACCAATGATTGTTGCACGGAGCCCTGGCATTATCTGTTTGGAAGCGTACGGGTGAAAACAACAGATAGTACCATTGCCCGGTACCGCAACGAATACATAAAACGGGGTTGGAAACCCGAAACGTACGATTACTACACAAAAAACTGGAAATCAACGGAGTGTGCGACAGACTGCCAAGGGCTTCTTGACGCATATCTTACATACGAATGCGGGGAGAAGACTGATATCAATGCCGATATGAACTATAACTACTGGTGTACAGAAAAACGTACAGCAACCAAAGACTACGGCAGTTATACAATCGGCGATGCACTGTTTATGGCAAACAGCAAGGGGAAGATGACGCATGTGGGGTGGGTGTGCGGATTTACGCACACGGGCGAACCGCTTGTTGTCGAAGCACGCGGTTTAGCGTACGGTGTGGTAATTACACGGCTGACTGAGCGTCCGTGGACGCATACCGGACGCATGACAGTAAAATTCAATTACGAAGAAGAAGAAAGCGAGGAACAAACGATGGTAAAAGCAAAATTCGAAATAACAAGCCCTATGCACACCGGCGCGGCATACAAAGCAATGCAGACAGCACTTAATGCAGCAGGCTATACAGATGGTGACGGCAAGGCTCTTGTGGAAGATGGTAAGTGGGGTGCAAAATCCCAATCGGCATACAATAGCATGATTGCTGACTACAGCACAACACCTGCACCGGCTGAAACTAACCCTATTATGATGGATGATGCTGCAACCGTGCTGATGCACGGTATCCGCATTACCATCACGAAGGACGGTGCCAACCAGTGACTGCAAGTCTGTGGATAACATTGATTAGTGCCGTGCTTGGCAGCGGAGCACTAACCGCCGTGGTGACGGCGGCACTGACTGCACACCGGGAACGCAAAAAAGCGGCAGCGCAGGTATCAGCCGCCGAAGCCCGCGCCGCATCCGCCGAACGGCAAGCTCTTATGATGCTCACTCTCGACAGCCTACAGGCACGGTGTCGCGCCATCATAGCTAAGGGCAGCCGCACGCAGACAGACACGCAGCAAATCATTATACAGCATGATATCTACAAAGCTCTAAACGGAGACGGCTGGGCGGATGCACTCTTCATGTCCGCCATGGAACTGCCCATAGTATGATATAGTATGATGCGGAAAAACCGCAGAAAGGATAAAACAATGACCGCAAAAACAAAACTCTGGCTCAAAGCCGCAGGCATCCGTGCCGTTAAAACAATCGCTCAGACTGCCGTTGCAACTATCGGCACGTCAGCTGTACTCGGTGATGTTAATTGGATTGCAGTAGCATCTGCATCCGTGCTTGCCGGTATCCTCTCTCTGCTCACCAGCGTTGCAGGCCTGCCGGAGATTCGACAAGCAGAGGACTAATTAATCACGAACTCACCCTGCGTCCGCAAATTGCAATGCTTTACAGTTTGCGGACGCATTTTTTGTTTTTAGCTTTATGAATTCGGTTAAATATATTTGCGTTTTCAACAAAAAAGACTTGACTTTTGCTCGACCATATGTTAGAATATAATCACGGTAAGAAACTACCGTAGTACCGGGGCAGGACGAGAAAGGAGGAAAGCATGGAAGGTATGACGGATTTTCAATTCAAAGCAGTTATCCGCATGGTGATGACAATCATCAAAGACAGCGAAAGCAAAGAAGAAATACTGAAAAAGCTGGAAGCCCTATTGGATAAATAAGTAAGGCAACCAGCTACCACACGAACGGGGCGGAACTTGCCGCCGCCCTTTCGTGCCTACATTGTATCATGTCTTGCCCCGTAAATCAAGAGAGGACGTGATTATTATCGGCGAGAAAAAAATGGGACGGCCCACAGATAACCCGCGCACCGAGAAAATCGGCTTTCGCCTGTCAAAGCAGGAGATCGAAGATATTGAGAAGTGCGCGGCTGCTATGGGAACGCAGCGCGTGAATGCTGTAACCGAAGGCATTCGATTGCTGAAAAAAGAACTGGGCTTGGAGTAA